TTATACATATATCCATCTATCGCCATCCCAATATGGCTGCTCTTGATGGCGCGATTCGTGGAGTTCATCGAACAGATTAAAGGCAACGGTTCTCGCAGTATCGAAATCGGTGATTTTCCTGCCGTGATACTCCCATTGCTGTTGACCTTTATAAATGATGCCCCATCCCGACCCAAATTTGCTCCTCATAATGGTGATATAGTCGCCTTTATAGCGCAGCGTGTAGTTGCCAGTTTCTGGCTTGCGATACCATTCTTGTTTCATGAAGCTTTTTCTGCGGTTAACACGGTTTTTTAGATTGCGTTCTCGATACTGCGGGGTCACATAATCACAGAGCATTTTCGAGGCACAATCACAGCCGACCCGTATTTCTCCGTCATAATCAGGGTGCTGTAATAAGTGGACATATCGGATTTTTTCCTTGCCACACATCTCGCATTGTTCATACGGGATTGGATCACCTGGATAAACATCCTCACCCAAATCCTCCATACCAACGTATTGCCAGCCTTTGTGTGGAATATCGGCTTTATCCCAACGCATCGTCTGTCACCTCCAGCGGGTCAAAATCGTTGTCCGTACATTTGCGGATAATATGTTTGGTGTGGTCAAGTGGCAGAGGGACATCCTCCTCTGCGAAATACTCCACTTTTATGACTTCCGCTACAGAGTGATGGTTATCCTTGCCAACGGGTACAATCACATAGTCGCCAACGGAAATATTATCCTCATCGGCAATGTAATAATAGCTTTTATAGCCTTCTTCAAATTCCACACTACAGTAGATGTAATCGGTTCTGCGGCGTTTGACCTTCTCATAGACCGCTGGATCGAGTATTTCACCCATACCATAAAACCGCATAAACTGCCATATGTCATCGACAAAATCGCCCCAGGACTCCGGCAGTGCTTTCTTGTCATAGGTTCCCTGGATAATTCGCTGCGGACCTTTTTTGAAATCCACCGTAATGGTGTAATCCTGCGTTTCCAGAGGATTTTCAATTACATCGTCTGGGTTGCCTTCAATTTCTCCGAATAGGGCTTCTGTATCAATAGCATCCAGTAGTCCCACGACGCCGTCCTGAACATAATATTTTCTGGACACCACACAGCCGTTACCAATGTTCTGAGTATGCTCCAAGGTTTCACTCTCGCGATCAAGCACCAGTTTTTCAGAGTAATCCCAGGTGGCATACTCCCAGGTTGCACCTTCTGGGATAATTTTCGGCTTTATTTTTGTGACACGGTGATAATCAATGGTGACACGGTCAACTCTGTCCGGCTTGTTATTCCCATCAAACACATAAAGGTCGTCCATACCGAGCGTCTCACGCACCAAGTCTGAAAGATCGATACCATCCACAACAAAGTCTGCGCATAGTGACCCTCTGAATTTATACACATTCCCCTCGGTATTGGTGATCTCCATAACCCAATCGCCAATATCGGTAGCAAACAACTCATCGTACTCATCGCTGAAATATCTGGCGATACTGGTCAGCACATTGGTGGCGGTGGTCTTATCTATTTTACACATTTGGCTCCGTGCTTTTTTGTGGTGGCCAAATCCATCGCCAAAATTATATGCAGAAAACCACACCTGTCCATCGGCATTTATCGTGAGACGTTGCTCGACCTCTTTCTCCGGCTCTGGGCAAGGGCCGTACCCGATGCTGTTTGATATAATGCGTATTTTTTGTGGTTCACCCTGGAATATAAATGGGTTGTTGCCAGACAGCAATGCCAGACGGCTCAACGCCAGAATAAACCACGCACGATTTTGCGGCTCTAGAATTTCTGCACCTGAATACGCCCAATGGTTAAAATAACGCCACTGCGAGTAGATTGCAGAGCCGAGGAGCGGAATGTCGTACACATTGTCGATTATTTTATCCAGTGCTTCACTGTCATTCGCGGCATTGCTGTACTTTTCTGAAAAGGCGTGACCGCAGTCCATTTCAAAACCGAGGGCAGAGCAATCGTCTGCCATATAGTGGTCTACCAATTCGATATAATTGATTTTTTGATCCTTGAATTTGTCACACCATTTCACAGCAAACTCGTGGATTTGCTTCATGTCCGCCACCGCGATACACCTCCCCAGTTGTATGCTTACTATTCGATACCTGTCATAACAGGCAGGTTCTTCGCTACCAACATATCATTACATTCGTGGATTGAACCCATATAAAGGTGATTAAGAAAGAAATTATACATCAGATGAGCCTCACTCTGTGCCAGTCGCAGAGTAAAACCAGATCTGCTGATAAGCGCATTGCTCAATTCCGGCGGCAGATTCATGCCGATGCAAACAGCGACTACGCAGTCAACATTTTTAGGGTATGCCGGATTGTTGCGTAGGCGCTGAACCAACTTCGTGGAAACAAGAGCCTTCTCCGCGAGGGCTTCTTCGGAAATTTCCACCCACTCCATAAGGTAGACAAGAGCGGCACCGAATTGAGCGGGCAGTTCTTGGAGAACTCTCTGAATCTCCATTTCTCGTGCAAGGATAGCATCTGCCTTTCCCATAACATCGGCGCTGACCTCTTTGGCAAAAGTGGTCTGGAACACAATGCCAGAATCCACATCTCTGAAGAGAACGCACTCTTTGTAAAATTCCTCGCCGTATTTATTGGTTGCCTTTACTTTCAGCTTGAAGACCAGGCAACACTCATCAATGTGCAAGCGGCCGTAATCGGTCATTTGCACGGTATTGTTTTCGTCTCTGGTGATATACTTCGGGTCATTCAAACACATATGTGAATCCACATATATGTAGGAGCCCTTTTGAGATTGAGCAGAAAGGTGCATATCGCTGAAGACGATGATCTGGGCATCGTCTGCGCTTATGCAGTATGTCTGGTCTTTCTGCAAACTACCTTTTTTGAAAGCATGGGGCTTCACATAGTGTCCGTCAATATAAGTGAACGCACCGATTGCCTCCTCATATCCTACCTCCACCATACGCATTTTGGCCGCATGGCGCGAGACTACGAAAAACGTAGCGAGGGCATCGATGACCGCTTCCATAACATCCACGATGTGGGTGGCTTTCATTTCTCGCTGAAATTTACGGACATATTCGGCTGCTTTTGTTTTGAAAGAACCGATGGGCATCTGGATACGGGGTGCCAGGGAGTTTGCCTGCCACTCCATCCAGTCAGCTGCTGTTCGGTCAGACGAACCCTTCGATCCGCCAATAACCAAGCACTTTATCTGTGTTGCTTCATGGTTATATAGTCGCTCCAGTTCAAAGGCTTTTCTGTGCTGATCCCAATGTACACACTCGTGCACAATGGTATTGTTGACAGACCCCAAATTTCTCAAAAGGAATGCCTTGGGGTCAACAACGATGGTCTTTTCCGGAAAGTGAGTGACTTCCATTTCTCCCGTATCAGAGTTGAATACTTCGGCATCACAATCCTGGAAGAAAATCTGCCCGAATACGGAAAAATCCTCTGTCAGTTCCTGAGTAACAACCGAAAGGCCGAGCCTGTCGGCAAGAACCATAGGGTCAACAGGTACAGGTGTTCGCAGGGCTTCCGGATAATGTTTCCTCAAAAATTCCGTAGCTATCTTATCGAGATCGATTTTGTAGCTGATTGGAACCAAGGAGTCCGACAAAGGTTTGTTTTGCTTGCTTTTTTGATTGTATTGTTCGATCCGCTGAATATAGAGGTCATCAAGATTTTTGGATAGATCGGCAGTACAGGAAATAGCAAACCACGGAAAACAGGTATCCTCGATAACATCATGGTGGCGGTGGTATTCCTTAATGTAGACCTCCGCTTCCACAATAACGTCAAATGCGATACCCATCCCATCTCTATCGTCAATTCCGACAGTTTTAATAGTAAAATCGGAGAGTGCTGCGTAATCGGCGTTACTGACCGTGTGGGAACTCAGTTCGATGTTATGTTGGTTTTGTATAACATAAGATTTTATGGCAGTAAAGAACTGATCATAAAATCTGCTGCCAATGTATTCCTTAAACGAACGGTCAGCCACAGGAATCCCTCCTTTTATAGTTTTGTGAGCGGTTTCATATGTAATCGCTCTAACATCCGATTGCAGTCATATACCGTTTCTTTATAGGCAAATCCCAAAATAAAATAATACACTTTGTCTTCGTAACTGTTTGTAAGTTCGAAGCCAGCCAAATGGACGAGATACATACCGTTGTACAAATCTAAACTCAAAGCTACACAAACAGCAATCACGGACTTTAGCGATGTCCGTAAATTGGAGTTGCGCATACGCTGTATGGTCTTGGAGGCTAATCCAGTAAGCCCAGAAAGTTCTTCTTCGGTGATGTGACTCTCACTCATAAACCGAGTAAGTGCTTCGGAAAAGTTCTCGCCAGCACGATGTGCGTTACCTACAATTGCAAGGATATTTTCCCTAGTCACATCGTTTACAGAACTTATCAGTTTTGCGTCCTCAAGCTCATTTTTCGTTTTTTCTCGCTTGGGAAGTTTTACGGATTCTCTGTATAGCGCGTCATGATGTCGATTATACCTTGGGAACACCCTGTGAGCGCAAATTGAGCGCAATTTTGACTTTTGGCAGGGAACTTCCACTATTTTCTTGTAGTGCAGGCAGTAATCTGGCACATCATCTCTGATATCCGCCCTTATTCTTGCGCGTCCTCCAACGAACGTGATATATCTTGAAGAATTCAGAACAATTTTCCCATCCACATAAACATAGGATCCGGAATCTACCATTTCTCGGAATTTTGTATTTTCAACATACAAGTTGAGAAGATTCTCACTTTGAAAGGAAGCTGTGTAGTGAATTTCGTTGAAAGAACTTATCGTTCCGTTTCTTGCTTTTTTACCAGCCTTCCTTTTGTTTTTTGCCACGCGAATCCCCCTTACAATTGCAGTGTCCGAATATCTATTTTTGTGTTTTCAATGTAGTGCTGGTACATAAGTTTTGCAGGAAGCAATCGCACCTGGATATCCTGCAGCCCCAGATTTCGTAGCATTGCAAGGGATGCAGTGCCTTTTTTGACTATTTCCATGGAAGAGGTTGGCATGAGGAAGCAGTTCCGCACTGTGCCAATCTGATGTGCTTCCACAAACGGCTGATAGGCCAACTGGTACAAATACTGCTTGGTGATGGACTCAATACCGGGCTGACCACGCAACTTTTTGTTATGCTCCAATTGGATGTTATAGTATTTGGCATCAAAAATAATAAACTGATAGTTCCCATCGGCATTAACGATAGAAATAAGATCTGGGATGAGCGTATCCTCGGCCTGCTTTATAAACAACTCACTGTTTGGAGCAGTCCCAGACCACTGCGGTTTATCAATCAAGTCAATGAGTTTTTTATGCCGTATATCACGGTATTGCTCGGCCAACGGCATAGGCAATCGCAGTCCACCGATAGGTTTCTGTAATTGGTTGTTCATCACTTCCGCACAGACTTTTTCCCACACCAGGTTAAAACTGTTTGTGCCGAACATACTGAAACAGTCCAAATCGTCCAGTGCGCTGCTGTTGGCTATATAGGCATATAGCGTTTTCAGCAGAAGCTGTTTCCGGGTATTGAACTGGACATTAAGTTCTTTGACAATGCGCTCCAGGACATACTCCTTGTCACCAAAGTCCTCGATATGCTCATCGGAAATATCGACACCCATAATATCGAACAGATCCAACAGATCGGCATCTCTCAATTCCTCCGTGCAATGAGTGAGGATACACTCATGTAGACGCTTGAAGAAATCGAAATCGTCATTCACACGCTTCATGGTCAGCAATTCCGGGTAATACGGCCGATTGTTGCTTAAGAGAGTGAAAGTTTCGTTGATGGTCTTATCCCAAAGAATGTCACCGGACCCGTTGGATTCAATGATGTCCTGTGTGCTGGTGTAGGCACCATACTCGAAATAATCCTGGAGGAGGAACAGCATAACAGCCAACATATTAAATGCACTGCTGTCGCTCGTATCGTTGTACATACGAATGATCTGTTCCTTGGAATTGTACTTTTCCAGAACCTTCAGCACTTGTTTCAGTTCTGCTTTGGGGGCCGTGGCATCGAGCAGATATTTCGGATAGCATTTCAACACACGACCCTCAATTGTAATAACACCCACAAAAGTGAACACATACAGATATTCGTTTTCACCGACCTCAACATCAGCGATTTCGATATCCTCATCCAACAGATCGGTGAGGTCCTTCTGTGTGTCATTTGCTTTTACGGCCTTCAGAACGCCATATTCTTTCAGACGCTTCAGAATGCGGACAGTCTTTTCCTCGGAGCAATGAAACTCTTTAACCAGGTCTTCCTGGGTATAGCGTTTTTGTTCTCGTAAAAATACTGAAATCATTCTCCATCAACCTCTGGGACATTATCAATAAACTGGCTACTGATTCCTTCGCAGAAAATGTAAACACCCTTGGTGTCAAATTCTCTGCAAATCTTGGAATACTGGTTCTTTGCCTTCTCATCGCAGCCGCCGAACAGAGTAATGCGCTTCTGCTTTGCGGCATCATCGAACAGGTACATAATGACCTTGTTTTTAAAGATGCGAGTGAATACGGCAGTATCAATCATTTCACCTTCCGGCAGATTCTTCTTGGAAATGAAATACGGACCCATCAGCTTGTCCTCATTCACCTTGTAAGTGAGCAGTTCATCGTTGATGGCTTTGCGGAGCACATTCCATTCCACCATGCGGCGATAATCACCCTGGCCGAGGATGACCTTTTTACCAACGATTCCGGCTTCACTGTCATCGATACCTAAATAGGTGAAATCCCATCTACGCTTAAAAGCAGTATCTATCGGGAATACACCCTGGTCAGCACTGTTCATGGTAGCCCAGATGAACATATTGTCTGGAATGCGGATTTCGGCGTAATCGTCTGGATTGCCGCCGAGTTCTCTTGCCAGATACTTTTTGATGTCCTCGGATGCCTGGATCGGATATTCACTAACCTCGTCATCGCCTCGGTCGAGTAACTGGAATACATCACCGAATACAGCAGCGACATTGGCACGATTGATTTCCTCGATTACAAGCAGGAAAGGCTTGGGTGCATCAGTTCTGCTGTTCTGGAGGGCTTTCACATAGGTACGCATGAACGGACCGGGTACATAGGAATAAGTGATGGCGTCCTTGCCATCGCTGTCCTTGCAGGGCACCGGCTTGTATGTGCCGACAAAATTAGCGTAGGAATAATCTGGATGGAAGGTAACACGCTCATATTCGCCACCGTCCGCAAGCAGGGCATCCTTTTCATGGTTCAGAGTAAAACTCTTACCAGTGCCAGGGGCACCAAAGAGAATGCGGTTGCGGGGTTGGTCATTGCTCAGACCCGTTGCGAAGCTGATCGGGCGGATTTGCGCTACAACATTTTCTCCTTCTGTGACAGAAACAGTGGTTTCATCACGACCATGTAGAAGAGAATACAAGTAGCATATATTTTCGCTGTTTTTCAGTTCATAGAAAGTGGTCAGCTTACCTTCACCCTCGAAAGGGAGTGTTTTTCCTTCCTCAAAAACTTTGAGCCAGCGGACAGGGCGGCAGTGACCGTATTCTTTTTCTTCATCAAAGAAGTAACCGCCAGTCACAAGTCCGATAGCAAGAATCTTCTGTCCTGCCATTGCAACTGCATATGTGGTATCGGCTGCAGCCGAATAGAAACTATTAATCTCGCCATATTTACGCGAGGCCAGCCTGTTATCATAATTCCACTGACTCTTTAACGCATCAGTGATTATTGCTTTGCTATCAGCATCCTCTTGGTATGCAGCAGTGAGGTTGCCTAATTCGTTCCAACCGATGGCAATGTAGTTATTCTGTCGCCACTCGCCAAAGTAGATACCATTGTCGCCTGTTCCAATTCGATAGAATGTTTTTGGAGATCCTATGCTATCAAAAATGATTTTTGAAAAGACGATGTTTGAGATACCACACTCATTTACAAAAGCATTGATCTGTCCCATACGGATAAATTGCGCATCAGAAGGAACAATGTTCAAATTGCAGAGAATGTGTTTCTGCCATGCTTCATTGTAAAAGTTGGGCAGGATATGAGGGAACATCATGTGGTAATACTTCAAGAACCACATTTTGGTGATATACTGCGGAATGACAGCGTTCAACTCATTCAGTAGATCATTGTAGTCGTTGACCGTTGCAAGTGTTTCATGGTTTGCAATAACATCCGCACCGGCTACCAGAGCATCACGGATTTGCTTGCCAATTTCAAGAGCCTCTTCTTGAGATACGGAACGCTGCCCGCCTTCACCGAAGGAGGTCTTCCAGGTTTCTTCATTTCTACTGTAGAACAGATTGTATTTGTATGCGGTGCCACCAGCGATGCTGCCAAACTGTGTATATTGGGCATCGAACTCTAATGCATTGCACAGACTGCGATCATTTACGCCGAGGAAAATATAGCCCAGCAGATCTTCGTCAGAGAGACTGCGCAACCTCTCCGGAGAATATAGCCCCTGGAATTGCCGATACAATGCATTTGCTTCCGCGTCTACTTGGACATATTTGGCAGCAGCATGCTTAAACCACGTGGGAGAGAGGTACTCGCCTTCACCCACGATAGACTTTTCTTCCAGAAAACGGCGATATAAATCAAGACCAGCCGAAAGAGAACCGTTACCTCTTGCTTTGTTAAAGGCATCGTATCCTTCATTTGCTTTTATTGCCAGAATAACCTTATCAAAAATACCCACATCAGTGATGAAAAAAACGGATGTGTACGGTTCGATTGCTTCCGCAAATGTGCCAGAAACAGCTTTGAGCGCACTAATGTACTGATTTCGAGTGTTCTCTGAATATGGGGCGCCATTTGATTTTACCTCCCCTGCGAGCCACGATTTGAACGCATTTTCGTAATCAGTGTCTACGGCATCAGAGGGACGGAACATAGGTGCAAACCTGGAATCGATTTCAAGTAACTCTTTGCTGAAATTACCATAAACGCAATTCAGCGCAGAGAAAAATGCATTAGTGTCACTCAACTCACCAGATTCCAACATACGAATTGTCTGATTGGAGTGGTCATCGAGACCTATAATCGGCATGGAGGAGCAACGGTAATAATCGGCTGCAGCATCCCTCAATATGTCCAATCTGTTGATCGCATTCGGGAACACATAGAAAACTTCTACCTCAGTAGTGCTTTCGTCATTGTATTTTTCTCCCCTGGTTACAGAGGTAACTCTGCCGATTGCTTTAAACCCCTGCTTCCATTCGGTAGCAATGCCCTTACTGTTATCAGAACCGAGCCAAATAAAAACAATGACACCTACATCCAGATCCGTGGGAATCTGCGTACACACGACTGAAATAGGGAATGGCTCCGTTGAAGTGCCACCAGTTTTTGAATTAATGCGTTTTATTTCCTCGACGCTCGTCTTACCAAGCCTCAAGGTTGCAAATGTAAAATCAGCCATATTGCACCTCCGTTATCACTTCTTCATTTTTTCGATTTCCAAAGCAGTCCTTAATGGTTCAAAGAGTTTTCGCCCTTGATTATCCACTCGGCGCAGAATACCTTCGGCCGCATTGGGAGTCAAATAATATTTTCTGCTGACACGGTCGCGTTCAACAATCGCTGTCAAACTGGATTCTATTGGTTTGTGGGGCGTAGGTGCAACATTTCCACCAATATAACCATTCCCCCACGCAATACCTGCTCTCGGCCATTTATGGGTCATAGATGTGTCTGTGTAATCGACATCGGTAAATATGTCAGATTTCCACTTTTCCTTTGCAAACTCTGGAACAAAAGTTTTCGCACAATCGCCAGTAAAAGGTGTAATCTTGGCTTTCAACTCTAACTTTATTCTTTTTGCGACCCACTCAACGACAGGCACAGAAACGGCATTTCCCACCGCGGTATAGCGCAAAGTGTCTGTATCTTCAGCGTTTACATCGTACCCCACTGGTAAAGCCCAAAAATCTGGGAACCCTTGTAGGCGCTCATATTCCTTGGGTGTCATACGTCGCACACCATCATCGCATACAACATAAGTTCTGCTCCAGTCCGTTCCAGTATGGCGACCGGAGGTAGCGGCCAGACAATAGGCAACCTTGGGTACTTTCGGGTATTCATTAGGAGCCGAAGCTTCCGTTATGAAATCTCTCCTTTCATTTGTAGTTTTGTGGGCTCCGTCTGCATCGAACATTACACGCATTGCCTTGACGGGAGAACCCTTCCAACAGCAGAGATATACGCGAGGGCGGGACTGTGGTACACCGAAGTACCTACTGTTGAAAAGGCGCCAAGCAACTGCATAGCCCATAGATGTCATTCGCTGAAGAATTACACCAAAATCTCGACCACCATTTGAGTTGAATAGACCCTCTACATTTTCTATAACTACAACTTCTGGCTTTTTTTCGTCAATCAGGGTTGCAAATTGATAAAATAAACCTGATCTGGTGCCGCCAAGCCCCAAACGCTGAGATGCTCCCCGTGCAACAGAGATATCTTGACACGGAAAACCACCACACCATACCTCTGCATCAGGAATATCAGATGCCCTTACTTCACAAATATCCTCTGCACGTTTAGCGTTAGGCCAATGGGTTGACAACACCTCGTTACAAAACGGATTGATTTCACAAAGAAACTCCGTCTTAAACCCATTTTTTTCAAAGCCAAGATCAAAACCACCTATCCCGGCAAAAAACGAATTCAAATGATACATACATTTCCCTCCGAAGTAGAAGATTTCATTCCATTGCGCTCTGTCCGCTTTTTACCCATTCTTCCAGTTCGGATCGTTTGAACTTCCACTGTTTGCCTATTTTGTGGGCGGGTACATTTTTATCTTTTATCCATTTACGTAATGTAACAGGTTTGATATCAAGAAACAACGCTGCATCTTCAATACTGATATAGTTCTCATTAATTAAGTTAGACATATTTGCACACCTCGTCTTCGTATGTTTGCGCAGTATTGCTTTTATATTATATCAGATATTTGTGCCTTTTTCAAGCCATTTGAGCATCTTTCCTGCTTTTTCCGCTATTTAGTGATATTTGCGATACTGAAGGGTGTGCTTCAAATCACTCTAATTCTATTGTAAATACAGTCCAATAAAACGGACACTACTATGTAAGCTACAAAAATTTCAAAAAAATTTTTTCTTTGGGTGGACACAGCGTGTCCGGCAAAACAGGGTTTATTTACATCATACAACTTTACCGCTCCCTCTCCGATGAGCCGATCCGCTCATTTGGAGAGGGATTTTTGTGTTTTTACGCCCAAAACTGGCGGACACGCCGTGTCCGGGTCAAATGGCGTCCTTTCTTCTATAATTAAAGCACAGTCAGACGGCAAGCCCATTGGCTGAACAATTTAATTATTCAAAGCCTGATTTGCAATAAGGGCCGAGGATACAAATATTGTCTTCCCACTGCATCGTTGGTGGGTCGCAATATCGGTACCCTGTTCTTGTTGCGCCCATATTAGGCTCCAAGGGTCTGTGTATCGAATTGCACAGACCTTTTTGTGTCCTTCCGCCCTCCGCTGACCAGGCGGAAAGGACAATCTATGAAAACCAATGAAAATCAGAAGTCAACCCGTGAGTACAAGGTCTACATCCACCGTCTCAAGACCTGGGTGGAAGTGACCGAAGAGCAGTATTACGCCTACTACCGTGATATTTGGGCTACCCGTAAACGCGCCCAGGCACACGGTCAGTGTATGTGTCCCAAGTCCAAGACCTGGATGTGCGATGGCGACTGCCTTGCCTGTGAGTTCCGAGCCGCCGGAGATAACCTCTCTCTGGATTATACAGTTGAGGACGGCGAGGGTAACCAGAAGAGTTGGGCGGATGACCTGCAGGATGACACCCCGGACGCACAGTCCATTATGGAGGATCGTGAACTGCTCTGCGCCCTGTCTCAGAAGTTGCAGGAACTCGACCCCGAAGGTCGCCGTATCTGTGAACTGATTATGGAAGGTAAATCCGAGAGAGATATTGCTTCCATCATGGGCTATAACAACCAGAGTGCTGTGAATTACAGAAAGCAGAAGGCCTTTGACAGACTGCGCATTCTGCTTGGGGACTACATCTAAACACCTGCTCCAGTCATCATTTCGGTGACTGGAGATTTTTTTGGAATTTTTTCTGTGTTTCTCTGTTCAAACGCATACCTCACCTCCAGTGGGTAGTGGAAAGAGCAAAAACGACACCGCTCCTTCCAAGGAGGTGAACAGAGTGTACGAGGCCCAGAAGAAACGCGGCACCGGCACTGACCAGGAACTCATCGATGTTCTCACGGCCATCAGTGTGGTGTCCAAGCGACTGGCTATGAAGCTGGCGCTGATTCAAAGTCAATCTACGGAAGGAGGAAAACAGGATGAGCAAAATGAGCGATATGGCTGCAACCATCGAAGAGCTGCGCACTGCTGCTGCCGCTATTAACGATGCCGCCAATTGGCTTGCAGAGATGTTCAGCGGTGCAGGAGATGCAGAACCGGCTGCTCCCGCCGAACCCGCACTGACCCTGGAACAGGTCAGAGCCGTTCTTGCAGACAAATCCCGCCAGGGTCATACCGCAGAGATCCGCTCCCTGCTCCAGAAGTATGGTGCCGCCAAGCTGTCCCAGATCGACCCCGCCCACTACAAGGCATTGCTTGCCGATGCGGAGGTGCTGACCGATGGCAAATAAACACGCTGTTCTGTCAGCATCCTCTTCTGAACGGTGGCTCAACTGTACGCCCTCCGCTCGGCTCTGCGAGAACTACGAGGACAACGGCAGCGATTATGCCGCCGAGGGCACCGATGCCCATACCCTTTGCGAGTTTCGTTTGAAGCAGGCTCTGGGGATGCCTACAGAAGACCCCATTGAAAACCTCTCCTGGTACAACGAGGAGATGGAAGAATGCGCTGCCGGATATGCCGCCTATGTGGTGGAACTCCTGGAAACTGCGAAGCAAACCTGCACCGATCCTGTGGTCATGATTGAACAGCGGGTGAACTTCTCCCGTTGGGTTCAGGACGGATTCGGAACTGCCGACTGCATCGTTATCGCTGACGGTGTGATGAACATCTGCGATTACAAGCACGGCAAAGGAGTCGAGGTTTCCGCTGTGGCAAATCCCCAGATGATGCTGTATGCCCTGGGTGCCCTGGAAATCTTCGATGACATCTACGACATCGATACCGTCCGCATGACCATCTTCCAACCCCGGAAGGTCAATGTCAGCGTATACGAGATGGAAAAGGCTGACTTGCTCGAATGGGCAGATACCGATCTGACCCAGAAAGCGAAACTGGCCTATGAAGGTCAGGGTGATTTCCACTGCGGTGAATGGTGCCGTTTCTGTAAGGCAAAGGCCGAATGCAGAGAGCGCGCCGCCGCCAACCTGGAACTGGCTCGGTACGATTTCCAGCCCCCCGCGCTCCTCGATGATGAGGAAATTGCAAACATCCTCGGCAAGGTCGATGCGCTGACTGCCTGGGCATCCGATGTAAAGGAATACGCCCTTCAGCAGGCTATCAGCGGAAAGGAATGGACCGGATGGAAACTGGTCGAAGGCCGTTCCAACCGCAAGTACATCAGTGAAGCCGTTGTTGCCGCCACCGTGGAGGTTGCAGGCTTCGACCCGTATGAGCGCAAAGTTCTCGGCGTCACTGCCATGCAGAAGATGCTCGGAAAATCCCGCTTTGAGGAACTTCTCGCTCCCTACATTGAAAAGCCGCAAGGCAAACCGACGCTCGTGCCGGAGAGCGACAAACGTCCGGCAATGAACACAGCCAAAAATGATTTTATGGAGGAATTTTAATATGTCTAACAACGCAAACAGAGTCAACAACCCTATGAAGGTCATCACCGGTCCCGATACCCGTTGGTCTTATGCCAATGTCTGGGAACCCAAGTCCATTAACGGCGGCACTCCCAAGTACAGTGTCAGCCTCATCATTCCCAAGTCCGACACCAAGACTGTCGCAAAGATCAAGGCGGCAATCGAAGCTGCCTACCAGGAGGGTCAGTCCAAGTTGAAGGGCAACAGCAAGAGCGTACCCCCTCTGGCTGCCATCAAGACCCCTCTGCGCGACGGCGATATCGAGAGACCCGATGATCCTGCCTATGCCAACGCCTACTTCATCAATGCCAACTCCGCTACCGCACCCGGCATCGTGGATGCTGACCGTAACCCTGTGCTGACCCGCTCCGAGGTCTACTCCGGCGTGTATGGCCGTGCAAGCATCAACCTGTATACCTTCAACTCCAACGGCAACAAGGGTATCGCTTGCGGTCTGAACAACCTGCAGCTCATCCGTGCCGGTGAACCTCTGGGTGGTAAGGCAAGCGCCGAGTCCGACTTCGCAACCGATGCGGATGACGATTTCCTGGCTTAATGGAGGTGCGACCATGACTGAATTTCAGGAACTGATGCTTTATACCTGCTTCGGAGCTATGACCGGCGTGTTTATCGCTGAACTCATCTTCCTCATCGCATCTGCAGTGAGTTGGGTGAAGGGCAAGATCCGTAAGCGCAAGGAAGCCAAGAAAATCAAGGAATCCGCCACAAAGGTGGACTAACGCAGCAACGGGGCGGCGGGGATCAGTCTCTGCCGCCCTTATTCCCGTTGAAAGGACAATGATATGAAAATTCTCTCAATTGATATCGAGACCTACAGCGATCAGCCCCTTGCAAAAACTGGCGTGTACCGCTATGTAGAGTCCCCACATTTTGAAATATTGCTGTTTTCCTACAGTGCGGACAGCGGTCCTGTGCAACTGGTCGACCTTGCCTGCGGAGAACAGATCCCCGCCGACATCGTTGCCGCTTTGGAGGACGATTCTGTAACCAAGTGGGCCTTCAACGCCAACTTTGAACGCATCTGCCTGTCCCGGCACCTGGGTTATCCCACTGGAGACTACTTGGAGCCGGATTCATGGAAGTGTTCTATGGTGTGGGCTGCAACGATGGGGTTGCCGCTTTCTCTGGAAGGTGTCGGCTCGGTTCTTGGGCTTGAAAAGCAGAAGCTGACCGAGGGCAAGGAACTCATCAAGTATTTCTGTCAGCCCTGTGCGCCGACCAAAACCAACGGACAGCGTACCCACAACCTTCCGGCTCATGCCCCGGACAAGTGGGCTGCCTTCAAACGGTACAACATCCGTGATGTCGAGGTCGAGATGTCCATTCAGGAAAAGCTCGCCAAGTTTCCGGTTCCAGAAGCGGTCTGGGAACAGTATCACCTCGATCAGGAGATCAACGACAGAGGTGTCGCCCTCGATATGGAACTGGTGCAACAGGCCATTCAAATGGACGGCAGATCCCGCTCCGAACTGACACAGACAATGAAGGAACTGACCGCTCTGGAGAACCCCAACTCCGTGCAGCAGATGAAGCAGTGGCTTTCGGACAACGGCATGGAAACCGATACGCTCGGAAAAAAGGCCGTATCAGAAATGCTGAAAACCGCACCGCCGGAGTTACAGATGGTATTGACTCTCCGGCAGCAGCTTGCCAAGTCCTCGGTGAAAAAGTATCAAGCGATGGAGACCGCAGTCTGTGCCGACGGTCGTGCCAGAGGAATGTTCCAGTTTTATGGTGCCAACCGCACAGGCCGATGGGCAGGACGCATCATCCAGATGCAGAATCTGCCCCAGAACCACTTGGAGGATCTGGCAGAAGCCCGTGGTCTTGTCCGCTGCGGCGACTTTGAGGGTGTGAAAATGCTCTATGAAGATGTGCCAGATACACTGTCCCAGCTGATCCGCACGGCATTCGTCCCCAGAGCAGATGCCAAGCTGATCGTGGCGGACTTCTCAGCCATTGAAGCCCGTGTTATCGCATGGCTTGCCGGAGAGGAATGGCGGCAGAAGGTCTTTGCCGAAGGCAAGGACATCTACTGCGCCTCTGCCAGTCAGATGTTCGGTGTTCCCGTGGAAAAGCACGGTATCAACGGGCACCTTCGGCAAAAAGGCAAAATCGCAGAATTGGCTCTCGGCTACGGCGGCTCTGTCGGTGCTCTCAAAGCAATGGGTGCGCTTGACATGGGACTTTCCGAAGAGGAACTGCCTCCATTAGTGGATGCCTGGAGACAAGCCAATCCAAACATCACAAAACTGTGGTGGGATGTTGACCGCGCCGTTATGGAGGCTGTCCGCTACAAGCACACCAACGAGACCCATGGCATCACATTCGCCTACAAGAGTGGGATGCTCTTTATCACGCTTCCATCCGGCAGACAGCTTTCCTATGTAAAACCCAAGATTGGCACTAACAAATTCGGCGGCGATTGTATCACCTACGAAGGCGTCGGCGGCACAAAGAAATGGGAGCGGCTCGATAGTTATGGTCCCAAGTTCGTGGAAAACATCGTCCAGGCCACTGCCCGTGACATTCTTTGTTATGCCATGAACACGCTCCGCTGCTGTTCCATTGTGATGCACATCCACGATGAAGTGGTCATCGAAGCAGATCGGCGAATGTCTATGCAGGCAGTCTGCGACCAGATGGGCGGAACCCCGCCCTGGGCAAACGGGTTACAGCTTCGCGCCGATGGCTATGAAACAGATTTTTATAAAAAAGATTGATGGTTTTCTGTTCAAAATGGGGCTTCACCTCCAGTGGGTAGTAGAGATGGCGGTGAAGCCCATCGTGAAAGGAGTCCTGTATGAGTGTAGATAAATTCAACAGCGAGGGTTATTACGACCCTACCGCATACGAAGCCATGTCCACTGTAGAAAAAGAGGAACGGGCGCTTCGTGCATTTCGGCCTAGGCCACCGTGCCTTTACAGTTTCAATGGGTTGTCATTGGTTTGTGTGTAGGCGCAAAGAAACGGCGGCTCTGAAAATCAAAGCCGCCGTTTCAAATAGGCGTGTCAAATTGTCTGCTCTACGACGGCTTTTTTTCTTTCGCCGTCGTCCGGCAGAATGGCTTAGTTATTATTTCTGAACGGAGTCTGCTTCTTCTTGTGTGAGTTGACCATTTTTAACTGCATCAGAAATGGCTTTGTCTAATTCCTCAGCTGTGGAATAATCCCCAATGTGTACTGTTTTTCCGTTATCTTTTGTTACATCAACACTATAAGAGGAAACTACATCTTCAGTAGGTGGAATCATGGAGTAGGTATCGCCGTCACCGTCGTCTTTGGAATACAATACTCCCTTTTTGATACTTTCCAGAGTTTCCTTATAGCTGTCCATCATAGCATCTACGCTTTCCTGCGTAAATTCATGGAATACGCCTTGTCCGTCATACCAACCGTCTCCGGTTCCAATCAAAGATTCCATCTCTTTTTTCTGTTCGTTCATCCACGCCTCGTATTCATCGGCTGTCCACCACTGCACATCCGGTGCCGCATTGTTCTTCTCATAATCTGCCTCGGCAACCCAATTTTTACCGTCAACGCTAATTTGTCCACCGTCTGTATCCTGATAGAGAATATCTGCGCCGGATGTATTTCCCGTTTCGGATGTTGAAACCTTTGGTGTGTCCGAAGCCAATGCACTTGCATAAGTAACCCCTGCAATGCTTAAACAGATTGCACCGCACAAGCCTATTGCCAAAATTTTTTTGTTCTTCATAGATAAGACCTCGCTTTCTAAAAATTATAGCTGCCCTCTTGAGGACAGCTATAATATAACAAAGCAACTTGGATATAGTTTGCATGGATTATGGATTTTAGATGGAGTTGTCTACCGGCTGCTTACAAGGCAATTCAAACCAAAACAGTACACCATTGTTTATATTTGAAATGCCGTAATTTGCTCGGTGCATTTCCATGACTTTACGAACAATATAAAGCCCTAATCCGGTTCCGCCTGTATTGCGGTTACGAGATGTATCTGCCCGATAGAAGGCTTCAAACAAATGTGGAATAGCATCGTCAGGCACACGGACACCTGTGTTTTCAATTTCACCGCGAATCGTACCATGCGTTTCGGACAAAGATATACGAATCAATTCACCACTTGGAGAATAGCGAATTGCGTTTACCAATATATTTTGAATTGCCCGTTCCATCTGTGCTTGTTCCACTTCACAATAAAGGCGGGTAGGAATATTTGCTTCAAGGTGCTGTTTCTTTTCTTCCAATAAATCTGCTACTGTGGCAATCTGTACCCGAAGTATTTCCGCAAAATCAACGGTTTTATATTCAGTTTTTTGAGTTCCCTCCGCTTTGGAAAGATACAGCAGTTCTTTTACCAACTTCTCCATCCTATCAACAACGGCAAGCGAACGCTCCATGTACTCTATGTGATTTTCATAGCCGCTGACTCCGTTCAGCATCCCCGCCAAATGTCCTTTCAAAATGGTTAGTGGTGTTTTCAGTTCATGGGATGCTGCCGAGAAAAAGTCTACCCGCTGTCTTTCTAACTCCTGTTCCTTTTCAATATCTGTTTTGAGCTGTTGGTTGGCAGCTTGAAGGTCGTTCAATGCAGTAGATAGCGAAGCAGATAATGAATTTAGATTTTGCGCCAAGCAACCTAATTCATCTTCTCGTCCTGTACTACATTGACCGGAAAAATCCAGTTCTGCCATTCGCTTTGAAATCTTGCTCAGTCGCACAATAGGTCGAGTGATGTACCGTGTATAGAGCCATGCACAAAGGAGAGAAAGCAGAAAGACCATTAGCCGCCGTCCTCACGGGGACGCACCAGCGCGGGCTGATTGACGCCCGCCGCCTTGACCGACTCCACAAGCCCCTGCATCTCCGCATCGTCCCGGACACCAAAGGGATGATTTTTGAACGGGTGCAGGTCGGACAGGCTGAGATAGACGATCTCTTCTTTTTCGGCGCGGGTAGCGTCACGAGGCACAAACGGCTCCGGCGTGACCTCCGCACCAGCGGGAGCACTGCCCTTATCCACGGCAGGCTTCTCCGGGGCAGGCTTACTTTGGGACTTTTTGTCCCGAGGTTTGGGCTGCTTTGCCTTATCGGGAGCGGCCTTGCCATCCTTGGGCGGTCGGCCTCTGCCGGGCTTGGCGGTCTTGTCCTTTTCCGTGGGCAGCTTCTGCTTGACCGCCTTTTTCTCCTCCTTGGCCGCCTCGTCACGGGCGGCGGCAAAATCCACTACCTTGTCGGAATGTGCCGGGGCGGGGGCGTCCTTGCCGGGAGCAGGCGGCTGCTCCTTTTCAGCCTTGGGGACTTCGGGAGCGGCAGGCTCCTCCACCTCGGCGTGGGTAACAGCGTCGGCGGGATCAGGCACGGCCTCGCCCATCTCAAAGAGCGCCGCCTGTCCCTCATGCTCCAGCATGACCGCCTCTGCGTCGGTCAGCGCAGCCTCGGGAGCGGGCTGCTCCGGCACGGCGGCATTTTCTACCGCAGGAGTGGGTGCCTCAATAGGAGAGGCTACATCGGGAATATTTTTCTTATCATCTGCCAT